TTACTATAATGTGTCTCAGCAATATCAGAATGATATATTTTATAGGGACTCCTGTACTTTATTATACTTCAACTATAAAACTACAAATACTTTTACTCACAAAAAGAAAAGACTTGAGTCTGGTGGGTACAAGGTGATTGAGAAGGATGACCAATTTAATCCACCTGCTGAGATGATGGAGGAGGGTAGATTTGAAAAGGTAGAAAAGAAGATAGAGGTTTGGTACGAAGGCATTATGGTAATGGGTACAAATATTGTCTTAAAATGGGAGATGATGGAAAACATGGTTCGCCCAAAGTCTGCTAGTCAATTTGCAATGCCTAGTTATGTGGCGTGCGCTCCTAGAATGTACAAAGGAAACATTGAGTCATTGGTTAGAAGAATGATTCCTTTTGCTGACCTTATTCAGATTACACATTTAAAACTACAACAGGTAATCTCTAAAGTTGTACCAGATGGTGTGTTTATAGATGCTGATGGTCTTAATGAAGTAGATTTAGGAACTGGTCAAGCCTATAACCCTGAAGATGCATTGCGAATGTATATGCAAACTGGTAGTGTTATTGGAAGAAGTTACACTCAGGAAGGAGATTACAATCAGGCAAAAGTGCCAATTACTCAACTTAATTCTAATTCAGGACAAGCGAAGATGGCTGCGTTGATTGGAAACTATAATCATTATTTAGGAATGATTCGTTCCGTTACAGGATTGAATGAGGCAAGAGACGGATCTACACCTGACCCTAATTCTTTAGTTGGTATACAGAAGTTAGCAGCATTAAACTCTAATACTGCAACTAGACACATATTGGATGCTAGTCTTTACATTACACGAACAATTGCCGAAGGGCTTTCTTGTCGAATCTCTGACTTGTTAGAGTACGCAGATTTTAAAGATGAGTTTGCAATGCAGATTGGTAAATATAATGTTGGTATACTAGATGAGATTAAAGACTTGTATATCTATGATTTTGGAGTATTTATAGATGTAGCTCCTGATGAAGAGCAAAAGCAAAAACTAGAAGAGAATATTCAAATGGCTTTATCTAAGGGAGATATAAACTTAGAGGACGCTATAGATATTCGTGAGCTTAGAAATATTAAGTTAGCAAATCAATTGCTAAAGGTTAAGAGAACTCAGAAGGCTGAGAAAGATCAGCAGATGGCAATGCAACAACAACAGCAACAAGCAGAAATTAATATGCAGTCACAACAGATGGCGGCACAAACTGCTATGCAAAAGTTAGAAGCAGAGACTCAGTCTAAGATGCAAATCAAACAAGCAGAGATTGCATTTGAAATTGATAAGATGCAGCAAGAGGCTCAGTTAAAGTTTGCGTTGATGGAAAAAGAATTTGAATTAAATATGCAGATTAAAGGTATAGACCAAGAAGGATTAGCAGATAGAGAGGTTCAACGTGAAGACGCTAAGTCACAACGTATCAGTCAGCAAAACACTCAACAGTCTAAATTAATAGATCAGCGTAAAAAAGATTTACCACCTATTGATTTTGAATCCAATGAAGATTCATTAGATGGCTTTGACTTTGCTGAGTTTAACCCTAGATAGGGATAAATTTTTTATTGTAACTTTGTAAAAATTAAATTAAATGGAAATTAAAGTAAGAGCAGTAGAGGATCATGGAGAAAAGTCAGTTCAAGAAGTTGAACAAGAGTTACTTGAGAAGCATGAACAACAATTTGAAGGAAGTGGTAGTAACGAATCAGGAAATGAATCAAGCCCTGAGAGTTCCTCCTCCACACCTCAACAAGAAGAAATACAGCCGCAAGGCGAAATACAAACTCAATCCTCAGAGTTAAACGAGGAAGACGTTCTTTCATATATAGGAAAAAGATATGGTAGAGAGATATCATCTTTAGACGAACTAAATCAAGTTCGAGAAGAAGCTGAAGATCTTCCTGAAGATGTTGCTACCTATCTTAAATTTAAAAAAGAAACTGGTAGAGGTTTAAATGATTTTGTTAGTGCTAATAAAAATTATGATGACCTTAATCCAGACCAACTCTTAGCAGAGTATTATCGTCAGACTGAAAAGGAACTAGATGGAGAAGATATTAATTACCTCATCAAGGACAAGTTTGGTTATGACGAAGATTATGACGAAGATGATGTCGTTAAGAAAAAAAACATTGCTAAGAAAAAGGAGCTTGCAAAAGCTAAAAATTTCTTTGAGGATTACAAACAGAAATACTCCACCCCACTAGAGTCTAGTGCCGGGTCGGCTTCTGTGGAAAACCAAGAAGAGGTTAAGGCTTACAAGAAATATATAGATGATGCAAAGACGTATCAAGAGGAGCTAGAGAGAAAGTCAAATTGGTTTGTAAATAAAACCGAAGAGGTGTTCAACGATGAATTCAAAGGTTTTGATTTCAATATTGGAGAACAGCAAATAACATTCTCGCCTGGTGAAAAGTCTGAGTTAAAGAAGAATCAGCTAGACGTTAACAACTTTGTAAATAAGTTTCTAGATGAGTCGGGAATGATGAAGGATGCCAAAGGATATCATCGAGCATTATCGATTGCAATGAACCCTGAAAAGTTTGCTCAATTTTTTTATGAGCAAGGGAAATCTGATACGGTTACAGATTCTGCAAAGAAGTCGAAGAATATAAACTTCAATTCTGTGCGATCTACACCAGAGGTTTCTAGCAAGGGGGGAACGCAAATCAAGGCACTTAGTTCGACATCGAGTCGTGGCCTTAAAATAAGATCGAAAAAAAACAATTAACAAAGTCCTCTGAATAAAATAGGAGGCATTTAAAAAAATGGCTGGATCATTAGTCGCTGGTGGAGTTGCGTTGCAACCGTCAGCAGAACAGGTAGCATTGTCTACCAATTACATTACAAACTTTGATTTCTTGAATCAGTATCTTCCGGATACTTACGAGAAGGAGTTTGAGAGATATGGTAACCGTACCATCTCTGGATTTTTAAGAATGGTTGGCGCAGAGATGCCATCCAACTCTGACCTCATCAAGTGGGCAGAACAAGGACGTTTGCACACAAAGTATACTACTTGTACATTAGGTAGTTACACCGGTGCTGAAACAGTTCAGACAGTTACAGTTCCGGCTGGACAGTTAATCCCTGGTACAGGTACAATTGCTGTTCGTGTTGGTCAGACAGTTTTCCTTACAGACGAAACTGCTGCTTCAACATTCTCTAACAAAGCAATTGTTACAGGTGTTGGTGTTGCTGCGGGTCTTTTGGCTAACCAATTCACTGTTGCATACTACGAAGCTACTCAAGCTGCTTACGCTGGCGCAAGTACTATTACTATGTTTGCATATGGTTCTGAGTTCCAAAAAGGAACAAATGGAATGGTTGGCTCATTAGAGTCTGATGACTTATTCCTTGAGAACAATCCTATCATCCTAAAAGACACTTACGCTGTAAGTGGGTCAGACATGGCACAGATTGGATGGGTTGAGGTTACAACTGAGAATGGAGCGAATGGATACCTTTGGTACTTGAAGTCTGAGCATGAAACAAGATTACGTTTCGATGATATGCTTGAGACTGCAATGATTGAGGCTGTTCCTGCTGCTGTTGGTTCAGGTGCAACTGCTGCTGGATTTATTGGTTCAGAAGGTATCTTTAGTGCTGTAGGCGCAAGAGGTAATGTTTGGAACGGTGGTTTCCCAGTAGCGTTAGCAGATTTTGATGCTATCATTTCACGACTTGATAAGCAAGGTGCAATTGAGGAGAATGCAATCTTCCTTGATCGTCAGTTTGGTTTTTCAATCGATGATATGCTTGCTGCTCAGAACTCTTATGGAGCAGGTGGTACATCTTACGGATTGTTTGACAATGACGAGGAGATGGCACTTAACCTTGGATTCTCAGGATTCCGAAGAGGTTATGACTTCTACAAGACAGATTGGAAATACCTAAATGACCCAACAATGCGCGGTGGTTTAGTTGGTGGTAAAGTAAGTGGACTTTTAGTTCCTGCTGGTTCAACTAGCGTTTACGACCAAGTGTTAGGAAAGAACGCAAAGCGTCCATTCCTTCATGTTCGTTACCGAGCTTCTCAGACTGAGGACAGACGATACAAAACTTGGATGACTGGTTCTGCTGGTGGTGCAAGAACATCTTCTCTAGATGCAATGGAAGTTAACTTCCTTTCTGAGAGAGCTGTTTGTGTCATGGGAGCAAACAACTTTGTATTATTCCAAGGATAATATAAAACCAAATAGGGGGAGGTTCGCCTCCCCTTTTTTTTAAACTTTAATTAAATCAAATGAAAAAAAATAATAGCATTTCAAAAGACATGATATTTGTCTTGAATCAAACAAACCCCCCATTGAGTTTTATGTTGAACTCTAGAAACTCCTCAAGTAATCCCCTTATGCATTGGGACGGTTCTCAGAATAGAGCCTTACGTTATGCAAAGAATCAAAAATCTGTTTTTGAGGATGAGCAAGATGGCAACTTTATATTAGAGCCTATTGTATTTGAAGATGGATCTTTAGTTGTCCCAAAAACTAATCCAGCATTACAACAATTTTTAACCTTTCACCCAGGCTTTAATAAAATATTTAGTTTATTAGATCATGAGAAAGAAGCTCAAGAAGATGTAGAGATATTAAGCATGGAGGTAGACGCTTTAATAAGAGCAAAAGAATTAAGTCTAGACATGACTTTAACTATAGCCAGAGTGCAGTTAGGATTAGATGTTGATAAGATTAGTACTGCTGAAATAAAAAGAGATGTTCTAGTATATGCTAGAAACTATCCAGAAGACTTCTTAATAGCTGTTCAAGATCCAAGCCTTCTTATTCAGGATACCGTTGCTAGATGTTTTGACGAAACTATTCTTCGTTTACGAAACAAGAATAGAGATGTTTTCATTAACCTTCCTAACAACAAGACAAAGTTAATAACGCTTCCTATCGGAGAAGAAAAGAA